CGTCGTTCATTGGAGTAGTATTATCATCAGGACCAGTTGGTAAGTATGAACTTGGAACACGTAAACCACGTGCCAAACGATTATTAAAGTATTTCAAGTCATCAATTTCACCAAGATTTTGACCACCAGGCAATACTTCAACACTACTTCCTCTACCGTCTGCGGTGACTGGAAAGAAGTAATCCTCATTCATTGATAATGGATTGTAGGTAGCATCAACAATAGCTGACCCGCCGTGAACTGATGGGATACGTCTTTGATGTATCTCATTTTTAATACGTTCAACGAAAGCCATTGCCAAATGACTTGGCATGTTACCAACATCAATCTTAAACATTCTACGCTCAGGAGCACGTTGTACACGATATATAAGAACCGCATCTTCTAGCAATTCTTTTTGCTTATAGACTTTAAAGATGTTCTCCAGTATTGATTGACCAAACGGCCAAAATCTATCTAGTCCTTCAGTTAAACTTAAATGAACAATATGTTTAGCATCAATTGCACTTTCACTTTGTCCTAATGTAAAACGACTGCCAGTAGTATTGTAGGGCATAGCCGGTACTGTATAACCGCCTCCTGCTCCGCCGCCACCGGTGCCGCCCATACCAGTTGCCGGATTAGCAGCAAAATCTGTGTTTGTTTTAGTAGCTACAGTAAGATTTTGTAAGTTGATGTTAATGTCTTTAATAACATATTGTTCAGGCTTCTTACCTTCGCTTTCGTTAACAATAACCTTAATAACTTTAGTATTATCAATCCAGTATAGTTTGAAGTTTTCTGGATCTCTTACGAATACTTGATCACCGTACTTGATTGTATTACGGAATATTTTGAAGGTTCTTGTTCCAAATTCGTTTAGTTTACACCATTGTTGTAATTGTGTCTTTAGCAATTCTACTTCATGAGGAGTTGGATCCTCAGTAAATGCTAGATTGAATGGTGTATCATTATGTTCGTTTTTCTGTGTACTGAATTCTGAAATGATATCTAAACATGCGTTGATTTCAGCATCAACGTCCATCATTTCATATTGATTATATCGTTCAATGCGATTAGGATGACCAGTATAGACTTCTGGAAGTCTACTCATGTAGTTTTTATAGCCCATTTCATGATTGTTCCAACCGCCAGTTGAAGAACCATTTTGTCCTGGACTACCGTTCCATGCGCCAGTATTGCTATTTCCTCCACCAATTGGGCTAGAGATACCACTTTTATTCGTAAAACGTTTTTTGTAGGTCATAATATTATCTAGTATTTAGTATTAAGCCATAGCTTTTACTAATTTGTCAGAGTAAGTATTTCCCCTATCTAATCTATCAATCATGTCATCCAATTTACCTGCAAGCATTTCCATAATTTCTGTATTCATTGAATAAATTTCTTTGATTGTGTTACTTGTAGATGATGACGATGATCCTGCTATTTCAGTTGTAACAGGGGTTTTGCCTAATTGTTCTAAAATACTATTAGGACTCAATGGAGTAATAATTTCATTACCGTGCAATGTTGCAGGATACCCTGATGACGGTCCGTTTACTATTCCTCCGTTTGCGGCTGATAAATTTTGTCCAAACATTCCGGCTTCGATAGCGCGCCTGCGAACTAATCCTGGTGATTCTTTTTCACTAGCTTGATTGTATTCAGGTATTTTAGCAAGAATTTGTTGATTAGATCGGGTTCCGTTGAGAGTAACTTGATCAATAAAACCGTTACCACCGTTATATGCAAATGATGATAGCGCATCTAATTGAGGTTGACCCCATTTGTATCCAAACTTACTCCCGAATGATGCAACATATTTCGTAGCACCAGCCAAAGATGACATCAATCTACTAGTCGCTTCAGATTCTGAGATTGGACCTTCGTCAGGGGAGTTAGCTTTAGTGCCATACCCAATACTATATTGTTTATGATCTTTTTTTGCTGTTGGAGAGAATGATTCCAAACCTTTAATCATATTTATTAGACCACCAGTTGGTTCTGCTGACAGGGTTGATTTTTTACTAACAGTAGTAGGGGCTGCTTTGTCTGTACCTGGGGTGAAGTTAGCTAATTGAATATGTACTGGATCAGGCTTATTAAATGTTCCTCCCCAACGCAATCCAAAATCTTTTAATTTAATTTTATTATTAATATCTGATGCTTGATCTCCTGCATCAATTGCATTACCGAGACCATGAGAGTTTGGTTGTCCTCCCATACTTACTGGCAGTGCTGGCGTAGTAATACCTGCTGCGGTTGGTTTAGTTTCTAGATTACCGCCTGCTTTTATCCAAGTGTTATACAGACGTTCTTGATCTTCCTGTCCCCTAAATGCACTTGCTAATTTTATTTTTTTCCCACCTGCCTCTATATATGCTTTTGCAGCATTTACTAGTCTATCTTTGAAACTACCATCCAATTGATCAAAGTTACTTTTCTGTCCAGTTTCTCCACCAAATTGAAACAGGTCTTCAATTTTAGGTGCGCCGGCTACTTGTGCTGCTGCCGGTGCTACTGCTGCCGGTGCTGTTTTTTGTGCTGTTGGTGCTGCTACAGGTGCTGTTTTTTGTGCTGCCGGTGCTACTGCTGCCGGTGCTGTTTTTTGTGCTACAGGTGCTACTGCTGCCGGTGCTGTTTTTTGTGCTGCCGGTCCCGCCGCATTAGGAACACTCAGGTTCATGCGTTGCATTGGTGCTGCTGCCGGTGCTGCTGCTGCCGGTGCTGCTGCCGGTGCTACTGCTGTCGGTGCTGCTACAGGTGCTGCTGCTGCCGGTGCTGCTGCCGGTGCTACTGCTGTCGGTGCTGCTACAGGTGCTACTGCTGTCGGTGCTGCTGCTGCCGGTGCTACTGCTGTCGGTGCTGCTGCCGGTGCTACTGCTGTCGGTGCTGCTGCTGCCGGTGCTACTGCTGTCGGTGCTGCTACAGGTGCTACTGCTGTCGGTGCTGCTGCTGTCGGTGCTGCTACAGGTGCTACTGCTGTCGGTGCTGCTGCTGCTGTCGGTGCTGTTTTTTGTGCTGCCGACGCTGCTGCTGCCGGTGCTGCTGCCGGTGCTGTTTTTTGTGCTGCCGGCGCTGCTGCTGCCGGTCCCGCCGCATTAGGAACACTTAGGTTCATGCGTTGCATTGGTGCTGCTGCCGGTGCTGATTCAAATGCGTTCAGTGATTTGTTTCTTACTGCTATTAACCCTTCTTGGGCTTTTTGTACTTCTTGATCTGCCTTTTTCTGATCGGCATCTATCCCAAATCCCATTTTTTGAGCAAAAGACGCAGTTTCCATGGTCTTTGCTTGTTTAGCTTCTGCTTCTTTAATTTTTGCGTTTTCTTTATCAAGTGCTTCTTGCTTATTTTTTATTTTTTCTTTTTCCGGTTTTTCTTTTTCTAAATCTTTTAATTTTTCATTCCAATATTTTACCCCTCTATCTGCTGAGGCTTTTTCTTCAGCCGTAATTGCTTTTTTCTGATTAGCTAATTCTGTATCACGTTTTGCGGTGTTATCAACAATTTCTTTTTGTAAAGCGGCTAGATCGTTTGATGCTTGAACTGTTTGTGTTGATGCTGCACCTTCTTTGCCTCCTGCAAATTTGTCAACAGCACCTGAAAATGTAGTAGTAGCACCTTGGAAGGTATTACCAAATCCAATCAAACGACTATCTTCAGCAATAGCAGCTTTTTGTTGAGATTCTCTTAACTTATTAGCATCAGTAGTTGCTTTTTCAGTTGCCGTTTTCTGCTCAACTAAGAAATCTTCAAAGAATTTGTTATATTCTGGCGTACCTTCTTTTATTCCCTTTTTAGCTGCTGCTTCTCGCACAGCAGCTTCTTGATTTTCTGCTGCCCTAGCCATGTCAGCAGTTGCACCGTATTTCCCGCCTGTCATTCCTGTATCTGCACCGGTTGCAGCAAGTGAGCTAGCACTTCTAAGAGCCGCTGATTTAGTTTCTTTTACTAATTGACGAGTTTGATCAGTTTGTGATCCTATATTCTTATCAAGTTTATTAAATAAATCATTACTATATGTTTGCCGTGCTATCACAGTATCTTTATCCGTGACTGCACCCTTTGATGCGCCTAATTTAGCAACTCCGGCACCTTCTTGTGTTAATCCTTTTGATATTAACATTTCGGCCATCTTTGCATAACGACCTAATCTTTCTGATTCTGCTTTGTCACCGTTTTCTTCCGCGACCATCTGAGCAGCACGTAATTGCTCTATTGCCATTACTGCTTTTCTAGAATCTTCCTGTTCTTTGCGACTTGTGCCTAATAATGTAGCAGTTTTGTCTAATTCTTCTAAGTACTTTCCTGCTCCAGTTGCTAACTCAGTTATTGTTTTTCCTTGAAGCAACCCTAATCGTGATTGCAAAGCCATATACTTTGCTGTTTCTTCTGCTTGTTCTTCAACTGAGATTCCTAAATTACGAAAGTGATCACCTAAAGAAGCAGTCATTTCGCCAGTAACTGATGCAAATTTATCTACCCCTGCGGCTGCACCACCGGCAAACATACTCATTTCTTTTTGATTATTCTTAAGTGCCGATGTAAACTTATCAATATCTTTTATTGCAAAGCCTGCTTTGTGTGCATTTTCAGTTAGTGCAGTAAGACCCTGAGAACCAACTAGACCAGCTTTACCAATATCCATATACGTGGTGTATAGTTTATCTTTAAGCGTAGTAGCATTTTCTAAGTCTTTTGCGGCAGTTTCTTCTTCTTGAGCCTGTAGAAATTTTTCTTGAGCTACTTTCAACCCAAATAGTGCTGCCAATGTGGTCAACCCAGCAACTACCAACGTGACTGGCAAACTCATTGCTCCTATGCCGATTGCTGCGCCTATAGAAGTAGTTCGTAATGCAACAAGACCAATTGCAGTAGAACCTAACCCAAACCCTATTTTTTCATACAGTGCAGACTGTTCTTTTGTCTGTTTTGCATCCAATCTCATTTTGGATAGCTGTTGTGTATTTGCTAGTTTATAACCATCTGCACCTGATATTAATGCTGTATTGTATTCCCGTTGTGCTTCAAAGCTGTTTTCAATTCCTGCTTTCCATTGATCAAATGCCAAGGACCCCAAAGACAGTCCAGCGTTTAATAGACTAAAGGCAAGATTAACTCCCATTGCTCCTTCAGCAGTAGCACCAAATTTAGCAGTTGCGGCTCCTTGAGCTACGGATAGTACTCCACTAGCCGATGTCATTTGTTGCAACGCAGCAGTAACTTTAGCACCTTGGCTCTTAGTACTGTCAGCTTGTAGTTGCCTTTGATTAATTTCTTTTTGCAATGCTTCAATAGAAGCATTTTGTTCTCTTGTTAAACCAACTATAGAATCACGTTGTTCTTGTAAGTTACGTAATTGTTTTTCAGTAGCAGTGTTTTGTTCTTTTTGTAACTTTAGTGTTTCAACTGACACTCCTTTAGCATCAGCTTCTGCCTTAAGACCTTTTTCAATAGTTTCATTTACTTCTTTTTGTAACTTAATTCTCTTTTTCAGTTCATCATCATCATCTTCTAAATCTTTAGTAAGTTCATTTATTTTAAGACCAAACTTTTTAAGTTCTGTTTCTAATGATGATTGTGTTCTTTCAGCAACTCTAACGGACGATTCTGATGCATCCATACCGGTACGTATAGAAGTACCTAGCTGGTTAAATAGTTCAGTTAATTTAGCTGAGGCTTCTGCGAGATTTGGATCTATATCTGCCATTTTATTTTATCCATAAATTACACTTATAAATAGTGTATATGTATTTATTGTTTATAAAATACATAATTTTGGAGAATACACAATGAACAACCCACTAAAACAATATTTTCGTAGACCTGCGCTATATGTTACTTTACCCAGTAAAGGTACTTTTTATCCTGAAGGATCAATTGAAATGCCAGAAAACGGAGAATTGCCGGTGTTTCCAATGACAGCAATTGATGAGATTACTAGTAAAACTCCAGACGCATTATTTAATGGAGTTGCGATCAATGACATTATTAAAAGTTGCGTGCCGGGAATCAAAGATCCATGGGCTATGCCTAGTATGGATATTGATGCTGTATTGATTGCTATTCGTGCTGCAACGAATGGAAATGATTTAGAAATATCATCTAAATGTCCCGCATGTGAAGAAGAAGCTACGTACGGAGTAAATTTAATTGGATTGTTATCAGGTATGAGTTCAGGTGATTATGTAACTACATTAAACTTAGGTGAATTAAAAATTAAATTTAAACCATTAAATTACAAACATATCAACAATGGTAATTTGTCTCAATTTGAGATGCAACGGGAAATTGCAGCAATAGAGATCATGACCGATGATGAAGAACGTAAAGAAAAATCTAGTACCATAATGCTTAGAATTTCTAAAATTAACGGTGAAATGATGGCTAATAGTATTGAATATATTGTTATACCTACAGGTGAACAAGTTGATAACCAAGAATACATTGTGGAATTTTTAGAAAATTGCGATAAAAATACATATGAGAGTATTAGAAAACACATAGGCTCTCTACGAGAAAATTCCACAACTAAACCTCAGAAAATCAAATGTATTCATTGTGCCAATGAATATGAACAAGCTCTAGCATTGAATGTAACTGATTTTTTCGGTTAAGGCTTCTATCTCTTTCCCCTGAAGGGGTACAGAAGCTACTAGACGGTATGGAAAAAGAGTGCAAAGATATTAAAAAAAATGCGTTAAAGTTTTCTTGGTATCTTCGTGGTGGGGTGTCATACGAGGACGTATTAAATATGAGCCCAGACGAACGAACGGCATTAAATCAGATAGTAGAAGAAAACTTAGAAACAACTAAAAAGACACAGTTGCCATTTTTCTAGCCGTAAATATTCATTTATCTATTTTGGATTTCTTCAATAACAGATGAACTAACGTTCATCTAAGAACTCACTGCGTTCGTTCTTTGTTTTTACGGTACTTTATTGTTTATACTTTGATTGGATCAAAGTATATATTGCCGATTTGAGAGCCATGGTAGTGCAAATTTGCACTACCGTTGGATAAAAGTGTGTTTGCCACGACCGTCGACCTTTGCCATCTATTCCCCGTATAATCGCCTATTTCTGACATTATACGCAACCGGTTGTCCTGTAATGTTTTTGGGACTGTAGTGAAGCTGCCAATGTCTTTCAATTGGTTCTTCGACAACGCATGTTCTATATCCGCAAGATAGAATTGGATATAGACTCATTGAAGGTTCGCTTTGACGAGAGCCTTCTCGGTTTTCTATGAACATT